TCTGGAGAGGAAGGCCCCGCCCGTTGCCGGGCGAGGCCTCCTTGCTCGCAGGGGGAACGAGCTAGTTGATCTTGAGCGCCTTCATGGCCTCGGGATTGAGGAGGCCGCCGCCGACGCGCTTGGTGGTGTAGAACTGCACGTACGGCTTGTTGGTGTACGGATCGCGGAGCATCCGCACGCCCGTGCGATCGACGATCAGGTACGCCGCGGCAAAGTCGCCGAACAGCAGCGGGATCGCGCCCGTTGCGATGTCGGGCATGTCGGCCGCCTCGGTGATCGGATAGCCCTGCAGCGTCTGCGGCTGACCGGCCTGGTAGGACGGCTGCCACAGATAGCGGCTCTGGCTGTCCTTCAGCAGGCGCACGGCCGCGAGCGTGTTGCGGTTCATCAGGAACCGCGCGTTCGCGGTCTTCTCGCTCGGCAGGTCATGGACGAAGCTGACGATGTCGTCCGCCTTGTCCAGCTTGTTGACCGTGCCGGTCGCCGCGCGGACCAGGATGGCGCCGAACGGATGCGCCGCGGCATTCGCCGCGCCGGTGACGTAGGTGAGGATGCCGGCGGGCTTGTTGGTGCCGTCGCCCGAGATGAACGCCGCGCCTTCCGCACGGGCGAACTCGGTCGCGATGTCGTCGCCGATCAGCTGCTCGAGGTCGATCTGCGCATCGTCGAGCATGCCCTGCGATGCCGCCGGGTTGGCGTAGAGCTCACCCGGCGTGTAGCTGAGCGACCCAAACGTCGGCGTGCCGGTCGCTGGGCGCGCCGCCTGGTCGCCGACCCAACCAGAAGCCATGCCGCGCAGGTTGAACAGCTTGGAGAAAGCTGCCGTGCTGATCGACTGCACCTGGCAGATCGCGCGCATCGGCGAGACCTTCACCAGCTTGTCGGTGATCGTGCGGTCCCACTCGGTCGGCGCGAGATAGCCCCCCGCCGCGCTGCTCGACTTGTCGAGCGACGCCCGGACGCGGTCCGATTCGATGCCGCCGCGGACGAACTCGTCCCACTGCTTCGAATATTCGGCGTCGACGAGCTTGCGCTCGCCCGGCTGAAGAACGCCGGCGGCGATCTTCTTCTGCTGCTCCTCGTAAGCGGCCTGCAGGTCGCCCAGCGTCGTGTTGATCCGCTCCACCTGCTCGGCGGTGATCGGGTCTTCGCCGCGGCCTTCGATCTGCTTCAGGCGCGCGTCGTTTTGCGCCTTGAATTCCTCGAATGCCGTTTTGATCTGGCCGATCAGGGCCATCGGATCGCCGTCGGCGCGTACCGCACCCGCGATCGCGCGCGGGCGCGCCGGAATGGAAAGTGCCGCCGCGGCGACACCGCACAAAGCCAATGCTTTCATGATTGCTGCTCCTATGAGCGGAAAATGTTGAGGAGATCGGCGAGAGGGCCGACCAGTTCAGCGCCGGCAGAGTCCGTCGTGCCGGCTTCAGGGGCAGCGCCCGGCGTGCCCTTGATCTTGTTGATGCGTTCGCGCGCCTGGCTGCGTGACAAACCGGACGCCATCAGTTGCAGCTCCATGGCGCGGATCTCGTTGATCCTGCGGTCTTCGGCCTTGGTCTGCTCGTCCTGCTTTACCTTGTCGGCGGAAAGCAGCGCGTCGGCAAAGCCCTTGTCGATCGCCGCCTGGCCGGACAGCCAGGTCTCAGCGTCCATCATTTTCGCGACATCGTCGGCCTTCAGGCCCGTGCGAGCTGCGTAGACGTCACGCATCGCCGCGTCGAACGGCTCGAGGAACGCGGCCGTCTCCGCCATGTCATGCCGGTTGCCGATCGCCAGCACCCAGGCATTGTGGATCATGAAGAAGGACGCTGCGCCAATCTCGACCGTATCGCCGGCCATGGCGATGATCGAAGCCGCGCTTGCCGCCATCCCCATGACCTGGACTGTCACGTCCTGCGGATGTTCGCGCAGCACGTTGTAGATCGCGATTCCCTCGAACATGTCGCCGCCCGGCGAATTGAGCTGCACGGTGACGGGCCGCTCGCCGATCGCGCGGAGCTGGGCGGTGACCTTCTTGGCGGTCACTCCACCGCCGGTCCAGAAGTCCTCGCCGATCGTGTCGAACATGGTGATCACATTGTCGCCGGTCGCGACAGCGCGGACGCCCGCAGCTTCCTCGCCCCACTTGTCGAGGATCCCCGGCTTGGTCAGCGCGGCAACGTCGCGATGGGCTGGCACGGGAAGCGCGCCAGGGCGGGCCTTGGCCAAGACCTTGGGTCGGCGGGCGTTAAGCATCAACAGTCTCCGGATTGGCACGGACGAAAGGGTCATGTCCCGAGATCCACATCGGCGGATGAGTATTGCCCCAGCAGTTGAACCAAACGACGCCAGTGCGATTGATCTCCTCAAGCTCCTCTGGCGTCAGCTCCCACTTGCTGAGCACGTTCGGGGCGCCGTCGAGATCACGATAACGATGCACATGCAGCGCATAGACGGTGCCTGCCGCAGCATCCTCGGGCGTCGGTGCTCCAAGCACGGCATTCGCTTCGGGAAACTCGACGCCCTTGGCCATCAACCCTGTCCCTTGTCACTGTTCTTCGTCGGCGAGCCCCCAACCGGGTCCTTAAGATCGTCGGCATTCGCGAGAGCGCCGTAGCCAGCCTCTTCGCGCACTTCGTTCTGAACTAGCCACGGATGGCCAGCGAGCGCCTTGCTGAAGAACTCCGCCTGGTCCTTCATCGTGCCGCGCAGCAGCTCGTGCTCGTCAACGTCGATCGCATAACGCTTGCGCTCGGCGGGCTTCAACAGCACCCGCCGCAGCGCCTGCTCCCAGGCAACGATGCCGGGGTTGAGACCGAACCGCACGAACATGATGGCGAGCTGCTCAATGCCGCTGCCCCAGCTCGTGTCGTCCATCATCAGGAACGGCCGCGGAACGCCGAACGCCCGTGCCACTTCCTCGATCTGGTGATTCCGCGCCTCGACCGTCTGCGCATCGCGCCCGGTCATGGCCATGGTCTCGGCCTTCAGCCCCTCCTCGAGGATCATCCATCGGCCCGCATTTTCGGCACCGGCGAAGCGCTCTTCCATTTGCGCGCGAAGCCGCTGCTGGGCCTCTTCCCCCAGGTGCTTCGGGTGCGACAAAGTGCCGCCGGTGATCATCCCGTTGGTAAAGATGCTCGCCTGCGCAATCTCGGCCGCGCGCGCGACCTTGATTGCTTCATGCGCGAGCTTCGCGCGGCCCGCGCCGGTAATGCCGTTCCACGAAAGGTCGCGGACGTGCAGCATGTCCGCCGCTGGCCACTCCGTCGTCTTTCCGCCCGGCAGCGCGATCGAATATTTGAGCGACCAGTCCGGCATCTGCTGGACGGTGACGCTCAGCGGATCGATCGGCTGCAGCGCGATCGGGCGGCCGCCCAGCCCCCGGACGATCGCCGCATAGGCATTGCCGTGAAGCAGCCGGCGAACGTCCATCAACTGATAGAATTCGAACGCCGTATGCTGGTCGTTGGGTTGCCAGCGCAGCAGCTCGTAGAGCGGATGATCCTCGGCTTCGCGGAAGGTCCGCCGATCGATGATCCGGGTCGGCAGCATCGCGTGGCTCGACGACAGCACGTCGACACAGCGCAGCACGCACGCCGCCCGAAGAGCGTCATATCCCTGGAACCCGCCGTTCCTGATGAATTCCAGGAACCGCGGGCTGTCCATCGTGAACGTCTCCGCGCGCGGCGTTGCCGGCGCGATCGCGCTCAACATGCGGGTCCAGAATGACACTGAACCCTCCTCAGAAGACCATGATGCCGCGCGACTCGTAAACGCTGGCGCCGCCCGAAGCCTCAGGGTTCGTCTCGAGCAGCTTGGTCGCATTGAAGCCGGCGATCAGCGGGTCGATCTTGGCCTTTCCGGCGGAAGATTTGTGGATGTACACGTTCTTCCCCTTGAGCTCGGCCTTGGCGTTCGACACGCACCAGTTCATCATCCGGCTGCCGCCGTGGGCCATCGTCCGGTGGTTGAGCTTGCGCTCGAGCGAATAGATGGCCGAGGCGAGGCCCCAGCCCTGGCTAACCGCGACGACTTCGCCCTTCGCACCTTCGGCGACGGTGAACCCCGCCGCGGCGAGCGCGTCGACCAGCACCCCGACCCCGGCGGGATCGAGCCCGACCGCGGCGCTTTCCGGCATCAGCCCCGATTCCTTGACGTAGCTCAGGATCGCGACGACCTGCGCCACGTCCTCGTCGACCTTGCCGCCCGCTTCACCCTCGTCTGGTTCCTCGAACGCGTCCCAGCGCACAGGATCGAGCAGCACCAGGTCGCCGTCGGCCGCGAAGTCGAGCAAGGCCGGCGCAATCTCCTTGCGGAGGTTGAGCACGTCCTTCCAGCACCAGGCGCGGAACCAATAAAGCCAGCGCTTGCTGCCCTTCTCGCGCCCCGCCACGGCGAGGCCGAGCAGATCGTCGAGCCCGCCGCCGTCGATCCCGGCA